CGTGATCTTCGTACCAAGGAACACGGACCATAGGTCTGCTATGTCTTGGAAGTTTTGTTTGGCGTCACCGTAGTCTTTGTTACGGTCCCCGTTGATAAGTTTCTCTGCCTGTTTGAGGATCTCGTCACGTTTCATATCGTATACCTGTAATTATTGTTGCTCTGTAGAATGTAGAGATTGTGCCGCGCCCGTGTGATTGCAACGTAAAACGCACGATGCTCATCGTCAGGGTGGTCGCTCTCCACACATGCCTTGGTTGACGCAAGGGATACAACGCAGTTGTCATCCTCGCCTCCCTTCATCGCATGGAAGGTAGACAGTTTGATCCTTGGCTCTGACAGCAAGTCATCGCCCCGTCGTTCCATCGCATCGATGTAGTCTTGTTCAGCTTCGCCAACGCGCATGACCTCATACGCGCTCTGCTCTGGCCCAGCCAACAATCCAAATTCCTGCTGCAATCGATCCATGTCAAGCTCCGTGTCAGGGGCCAACAGATCCAGCATCTGTGTCGAGCCACGCTTGACAACAGCATTCTGCCCCTGCTTCGGGACCGACGAATACAGGTCCTTGATCCTTTGCAGTCCCACAGACTTACCTGCGCACAGATCGTCCCATGTATACAAATTAGACACGAGCTTCTCCGACACACTGGGTCTGCCCTTCAACGAATACTTGAAGCCCATCTCCTTGATCCGCTTTGCCAGGTCGTGAACGTACCCGTTGGTCCGAGCCATAATAGTCCATGACCCCTCGTGCAGCGGTATTTCATCAAGGTATGTGACCCACTCAACCATGCCCTCTTCTTCTCGGGGCTTAAACACTTTGATGTGACGATCATCAATCCTCTTGGAAATGTCCACGGCTAACCTATGCACAGATGCAGGGATCCGGTACGACTGCTCAAGCACCTCCACTTGATTGGTGCATGTGTTAAACACATTAACATCCACGCCCGTCCAACGGTGGATGGCCTGATCGTCGTCGCCAGCAATAAAGACTTGGTCAGATGCGTCAGCGATTTTTGCCGCCATCTCCCACTGCAATGGCGTGAAGTCTTGGGCCTCATCGATAAACAAATAGTCAAGAGCAGGGGGTTCTCCCACCTGTATATACTTGTCAATCATATCGACGTAGTCGTACTTGTTGACCGCACGTTTGTACTCTTCGATCTGCTCATGAAGTTGCAGCAGCTTGGGGTAAAACAAACTACGGTCCGCTGTCTCGTTGAACTCCGTGTCCAAGTCCACCATCCGCAACCGTGCTCGGCCCACCATCTGTAGGTACACGGCCCCCGAACCTCCAATCGAAGGCAGCGACATACCATCCTCAAGATTGTTGGTTATCTTTCCTTCAAAGGTCAGGCCCACCATCGCCCCGATGTTGTCATAGTCTTCCTTGTTCATGATGTCGGTAGGCTGTAGCCCCAACCCACGGAACCCAAACGAGTGGCTCGTTCGCATAAACGGAAAGTCCTTCGGCTCCAGTTGGAACTCGGCACACGCCCGTGTCACCATCTCCTCGATAGCCTTGCGGGTAAACGAGATCACCCCCACGCGTGACGGGTGCGCCCCTTGTGCCAGTGCGTCTTTGATCTCCTCGATCAAACGGTAGGTCTTGCCGCAACCTGGTGGTCCCAGAATAAGTTTAGCCTTCGGTATCATACTCTTTTCCCCTTGGCCTAGTGTTCACCCAGTCTTCTATCTCTGTCAAAACCCAACGGCTTGATGACCGCCTGTTGCTCTCGTCCCCAAGAATGATGGGCTTTGGGAAACTGGTCGAGTTTTGCGCCAGCTTGTAAACGTATGAACGCGATACCCCCAAGATATCCGCCACCTCTCCCACGCGCAGCAATCTGTTAGAATGGGATGTCATTACTAATCTCCTTTGCAGGCAATTCTACTTCCTCTTCGTCAAACGCAGGAACCCACCAGCATCGCACCGTGCTCCGCTTCTCCCCCTTGGGCCCACGCTTTTTAATGTTTTGCACTCCGCTGTCTCCCCCGATATCGCGGATCATTTGTGTCACCCACCCACGGCTGGTAACATTGAAGCGGCGGTTGTGCAGAAACTCCAACAGCCCTTCCAACTTGAACTTCGTAATGCCGCCATCGGTCCATGGTTTACCCATGTCAATCTCCTCCGGTGCCATCGCCCGAATGTGGCTCGTGCAATACGTCCGCAGCAAATCTTTAAACTGTCCTGCCACGGTCAGTTCTTCCGGCACATCGATGTATGTGGCTTGGCTCATCAACCCATTGACCATCTGCTGCCAGCGGTTGGCCTTGGTTGTAGGCGGCATAAACATACACTGCTCCATGCATGCACGTTGCCACAGTGTTTGGTTCTGTAGTTGTTCTGTGGACAACATGATCCGTGTTCCGTTCACATCCATAAAATACAGCCGTGGTTCCGACAGCATGATCGTCAGTCCACCAACCTGTGGCGCATCCGGCGCATCGTCGCTGATCCCATGCTTTGCCAACACGCAGAGTGCCGGATCACAGAACGACTTGAACGGCTCATCGCTGCATGTGTAGCTGTAATCTTTCTTCTCATGCTGCTGAATGATCGTCGATACTTCCTTCGACGGCAGCGGTGGAGAAAACAAAGTTCGGTTGTACTCTTCAACCGCCCCGTGCCAATCATCAGGAAACTTCTTCTTGCAGTACACCCCGATAAAAAACAGCAGCTTGTTTCTCGGCTCCGACTGCGGCCCGTCCGAAAAGATCTCCCGTATACACGGAGGCCCGTCAGTGAAATGCTTACGCGCTTTAGTCGTGGCCCGTACCGCTTCTAGATCAGACAGCGCAACACGGCCCTTGTCCACCGCATCCAAGAACTCGTCGAGTTCCATCGCCTCGACCTTCTCGTTGTAACAAAACCGCTGCGGTAACTCTGCATTAAAGTATGGCATGTTGATAAAGTTGCCCACGTCCCCGCGCTCGGCAATGATCTTGTCCTGCTTTGGAAAGATCTCCACACCACTGTGACCAAGCATGATCGACATCTCGGTCAGGTACTCACGGACCACGGCTGCTTGCTCAAACTCTTTGAGGAACAAATACAGGTGGGCACCGCCCGACTTCGAGCGGCAATGAAACAACGGGAGCTTCAACTTGCGTATGCGCTCCTGCAATTCTTTATGGTTCAAGTCATACACATCGATGTCGATAGCCCCGAACTTGCATTCGTTGTTCTCGTTGATCGGGATAGCCCCAACCCCATGCGTACCGTCGATGTGCGCTTGAACAAGATCCTCGGTCAGAGGCTCCCGTATAATTTTGCTTTGTGATTCTGCCTTACCGTTCCGTCCTATCCGTCCAACTATCGTTGTCCCATGGGCACTCGACGCCCCAACATATGCGGCAAGCAGTCTTTTAGCTTGTGACATCTACTGCTCCAAAGTGAAAAAGGGGGAGATGTTTTGTCCCGCCATCTCCCCCGAGGCTGCTTAAAACGGAATATCGTCCGAGTTAGAAGAGGACGCTGTGGAGGAGCCCTCCTCTGGTGCAGCTTTCACTTCGCCAGCCGCTACGCTATCGCGGAACGCCTTGGCCTCAAGCATAAGATCTCGGCTCTCAAGTAGCCCGACCTTCTCTATCTGATAGTTGAACCACGACCCTTGGTCATTGCTTTCTTCTACCGTAGTAAACTTCCATTGCGTTGCAAACAATGGAGGCGTGATCATCGCGCCCGTCTTCGGATGCTTGATCTTCTGCATTGCAATCTGTGTTTTCCAACGGCGGCTCACCTTTAACTGGCTCGACTTCATGTCGATCACCACAGGTTGATACGTGCCGTCAGCTTCCACAATCAAACAGTAATGCTGGTCTGACTTAACCAACTCGTTACCGTTGGGCAACATTTCCTTTGCGCCTTGACGCTCGGTTCGTTGCAATACCGCATCGGTCGCAGGTATCTCGCCCCGAAAACCACCACCCTGATCCCGAGGTGTGAACTCCAGGTACTTGGTTGTTTGGTAGCACGGGATGACAATGATACCATCTTCCCCCGTCCAATGCTGCTTGGTCACAGTATTAAACATATCACCTTGCTCAGAGCCTTCGATGTACTCTGCCTCGCGCTTCTTCAGTTGCGGTGACATCGCTTGCAAGATCCGAACAAACGGGATCTGCATCTCGCTACTGTCATACGCCGCACCTTCGCCAGCGAACTCAAGGATATCGTCCATTACATCGGTCGATACTGCGGTTTCTTTTTTCTTAGCAACTGCGCCCATTATGCTTTCCTCCTTATTTGTGCAGCGTTGGATATGAATGCCCCGAACATGTCGAGATCAATTGGTTTGCCGTCCGTAATGCGCTCCTTCACAAACGCCTTGAGTGTGGACGGATGAACGTGGGTCTTGGTTTGTGGATCAAAACCACGCTCTTGTAGGAGCCCAACGACATCGCCTACAATATTGTCTTCCCCTTTACCAAACGAACAGGTCACATCGTTCTTGATAATGTCATCCAATCCATTGGAGCGCAGCCACGCAAAGGCTTCTTCCTTCCGTGCCGCAGGGATCGACGCACTGACAATCATCTTTCTCTCGACGGTTACCCCGTCAACATCCAGACGCTCCACCCCCATCTCGTCCATCAAGGCTGGGATGTTCTCAACCGAGAGCTTGTGCTTCTCTTGCTTCAGTGCTTTGAGGTGTTCCTCCGCGTCCTCGATCTGTTGCTCGACGTTACGGAGATTACGAACCAAAGAGCTCAGTTGCTTTCCGGTTCCTGTTTCGACGCTAGAGAGGGCGTCGGCCTCGTCAAATATGTCCTCGAATATATCGGTCATAAGTTTTTCCTCTTCAGGGTTGCTTTCTGCGGTAGCCTCGTGCTATCCGTACAGTAGACAATAGTGGAGGTATATGATGTCTGTCAACTACAAATTTAAAATAAAGCCCTTCGAACATCAGTCCACGGCCCTTGATTACGGGTGGCAGCGGACAGAGTTCGGACTGTTCATGGAAATGGGAACGGGCAAGTCCAAAGTTCTGATCGACAACATGGGTATGCTGTACCTCGCTGGGCAGATCAACTTCGCTTTGGTCATCGCACCCAAGGGCGTGTATCGCAACTGGGTCGTCAAAGAAATACCCGAACACATGTCCGATGAAGTACCACACCGAGTGATTCGATGGGTCGCATCCCCAAACAAAACACAACAGGAAGAAATGCGCTCCGTCAAGGACAAGTTCGATGGACTCACCATCTTTGTCATGAACGTCGAAGCGTTCTCTTCTTTAAAAGGTAAGCAAGGTGGGGAGTGGATGGCTCGTGCGCTTGGGCCTCATGGCCTGATCGCCATTGACGAATCAACAACTATCAAAAACCACAAGGCCAAGCGCACCAAGAACTTGATGAAAATCGCATCGGGATTCAAGTACAAAAGACTATTGACAGGCTCCCCTGTGACAAAAAGTCCGATGGATATCTATTCGCAGTGCGAGTTCCTACGACCAGGTCTTCTAGGATACGATTCCTACTACGCATTCCAAGGTCGCTACGCCATCGTACAAAAGAAAACTATGGGGCAGCATGCCTTCCAACAGATCGTCGGCTTTCGAAATCTCGACGAGCTTACCGACAAGATAGACATGTTCTCGTATCGGGTGCTCAAGAAAGACTGCCTCGATCTCCCCGACAAAATGTACACAGTGCGCTACGTTGGCCTGACCCCCGAACAACGGGACATGTACAACCAGATCCGACAGAACGCCATGGTCATGCTCGACAGCGGTGAAATGTCCACGGCCCCCGCCGTAATCACGCAGATGCTGCGCTTGCAACAGATCATGTCAGGCCATCTCAAGACTGACGACGATGAGATGCTGTACTTCCCGTCCCTCCGCATGGAGGCACTCAAAGAAATACTCGAAGAGCACAACGGCAAAGCAATCATCTGGTCACGTTTCCGATACGACATCCAACAGATCACGCGTACACTAAACGAAACTTTCGGAGACGGCTGCGCTGCATCATACTACGGCGATACATCAGACGATGTGCGCCAGTCCATTGTCCAAACATTCCAGAACCCAAAATCAAAACTGCGGTTCTTCGTAGGCAACCCCGCCACCGCAGGTTACGGGCTGACTTTGACCGAAGCCAACCTTGTGGTATACTATGCGAATGACTTCAATCTCGAAACGCGCATCCAATCAGAGGACCGCGCACACCGGATCGGACAAAAGAACAACGTGACATACGTCGATCTAATTACTGAAAGTACAATCGACGAAAAGATCGTGCAGTCTTTGAGAGACAAGATCAACATCGGAGCCAAAGTTCTAGGAGAGGAAGCAAGAGAATGGCTAAAGCTAAAACCCACGACGAAATAATCGAAGCAGTATGTGACTACAAGAAAGGGTGGACCAACCTGGACTCCGCCTCAAGGGAGCTCGGGGAACTGGCAGGGTTCACACCCGACATCGCCGCAGCGTTCCTCAAGAACATGAAGCGTAACAACGTCACGCAGATCCGAGGCTACTCAAAAGAAAAAGATTACCAGATCGCAGGCAAAAAAGGTAAACCTAATGAGGCGAAAAAATAATTATAGAAAAAAATAACCCCGCAAAAGCGGGGCTAGTTTATGAGGCAGTAAGGCCACAGGCGTGAGGTCTTACTATATCGAGCAGTTGTCTAAACTACATGAAACGTAGCCTATCATGCTGGTTCCGTTTCGGCAACAGCTTTTCGTATCAACACCGATAACTGTCGTGCCATGGATCTTTGCTCCGCATCCGCCAACTTCCGCAGCAGATCGTGATCCTCCTTCAGCAATCCCACGTTCTGGAACTGCTGTTTGTCTTTCTCTTTCATCTTCTTTCGAGCCATGATTGCCCCCAGTTGTAGTCCGTTTGTTCAAAACTTATACAGTATCTGGGGGCTAGTTGCAAGTCAGTCGTCTTCAACTCGTATGCAACGCCATGGGATCTCGTCCCGCTTGTCGGCGTAGTTAGGTATGCAGTGCGCCACAACCTCGTCGCCCTCTTCGAGCTCCATGCGGTCCACAATCCGAGAGTTGAAGAACACTGCCTCACCCTCGTCGTTCACACCGAACGCGCTACCCGAGTACGTCTTGCCCTCAACCAACACGCCCATCGCTTCCGTCTTAAAATCTCGGTTCATATGTTTCTCCTTCTTTCTCTTGCTCCTTGTAATAGTTAAGCTGTCGAACTAGGGCCTCGATCCTCGGATCCTTGTGGTTCTCCCACTCGATGTCGTCGATCTGCTTTTGTGTTTTCTTTATTAGATCGCTTATCAGATCCAAGCCTGCCATCTTCTTTCTCCCATGGTGGTTGAGACAGGGATACAGTCTCTTGACCATACGCCATCTTGCGCTTGTACCCCTGCCATTCTTTCTGTGCTTCTGTCCATCGACTCATATTTTGTATCCTCTATCTCTTAGAGCCTGAACATAGTTATCTAATTCTTCCCGAGCAGCAAACAACTCACGGTGTATATTCGGACGGGCATCTTTCTTGTACCTTTCGTCCTGTAAGTTATCCACTTGCTGCTTGAGCCATTTCAATTGTGCCGCCTGAAACGTAGTCAACTGCTCGTCACCCATCAGCAACTTCCCAAACATTCTCAGTCCCCGCATCCATGCCCGTGTCCCTGATCAAACCCTGCTTGTGCAGGGCAGACAGGTTCGTGCGGACAATCGTCAGCTTCAATCCCATACGATCCGCCAACTGCTTCGCGGTCCCCGCACCTCGGTCCAACTCAGCAAGGATCTCCTCCTTCCGCGTCAGCTTCTGGTTGGCCTGTCGCTTGCGCGTCAACTTATCCCACATTTTCTTGAACATCGCTCTCTCCTTTCTCTCTAAGAACTTCCGCAATCTCCTCGATTGGTGTTAAGTTTAACCCAAAATTCTCCGCACAGCCACGATATCTTCCCAACCAGGTTGCCAATGCAGTCGCGGCCTGTCGCCGCAACTCACGCTGCGAGACATCACTGTTAGGATCAAACCGCTCGTAGCCGCCGCCCTTCTTGCGTAAACTCACAGGACTTATAAACGTAGGATACTCCCTCACAGTTATACTCACCACCTGATCCTCGGGAGCCGAATCTTGAACCACGATCCTCAGACCACTCGCCATCTGACGCGCCATCTGTATGCGCCACTGTCGTGCAGCTTCTTGATCTTCCATCCCATAGAACCACTCATACGCCTCATGGTCAGGCTGTCCACCCA